CCATGGCCCAGCTCGATGTATCGGAAATCTTGCTTGACCCGGATTTCATGGACCTCGGCCTGATCTGTACCAGGTCAATGCAAACCGTCGGGGATAACGGACGAACCACCACAGCGGACACCAACACGCCGTTCGCTGGCGTGGTCACCAGCGATAAAGGTGACATCTTGGAGCGCCTGGCGGGTGCCGAGCGCAAGAAAGGCTCGATCACCATTCACACCATCTTCAAGTTGACGGCCGGCGAAGGCGACACCACCGCCGATATTGTCACCTGGAAGGGCAAGCGCTATACCGTGTCCAACGTGAACGACTACAAGCACTTCGGGCGCGGCTTTGTTTGCGCCACCTGCGACATTCTTCCACTGGCGGGATAATCCATGGCGAACACATCAGCAACCGGCGGCTACCTCGCGCCGGCGGGCTCGCCTGCGCCAGCGGAAGACGCTGACCTTGAAGACGTTCTGCAGGCCATGGTGGTCGGTATCAGTGGCCTGACGGGGAAGTTCGTGCGGCCACGTTGGCAAACCAAGCCACCAAAACAGCCTGAACCGGACGTCAACTGGTGCGCCATCGGCGTCCACGAGACCAAGACCGTGGCTAACCCTGTCATTGATCACGATGGGTCGGATGACGGTCACGACCAATACCAGATGCACGAAGAACTGCAGGTTCTCTGCACGTTCTATGGCCCGCAGGCACAGGCCTACGCCTCGATTCTGCGCGACGGCATCTTCGTCCCTCAGAACAGTGAGGCGGTGAAGGTGTACCGGATGGCGTTCTACGGCGCTTCCGATATCCGCCCAGTCCCCGAGCTGGTCAACCAGCAGTGGGTACGCCGTTACGACCTCTTCATCTACATGCGCCGCCAAGTGGTGCGTGTCTACCCAGTCCTCAACATCCTGTCGGCGCCCATTACGATCGCTGACTGATCTACCCCGGAGAAAGCAATGCAGACTCTCGCCGTTTCGGACGTCGTGAACGTCCAGATCGTCATGTCTCCGAAGGCAGCTGCTACGCGCGATTTTGGCGCTCTGCTGGTCCTCGGTTCCTCGCCAGTGATCGACGTCACAGAGCGTATTCGTCAGTACTCCAGTCTCGATGGCGTGGTCAGCGACTTCGGCACATCGGCACCTGAGTACGCCGCAGCGAACCTGTTTTTTAGCCAGTCGCCACAGCCAGCCATCATGTTTGCCGGCCGGTGGGCAAAAACCGCAACTTCGGCACTACTGAAGGGCGCGGTGCTGTCTGCCACGCAGCAGGACATCGCCAATTTCACTGCGGTGACCGCCGGCGGCATGAAGATCACCATCGACGGCACGCTGAAAACGCTGACCGCGATAGATCTTTCTGGCGTCACCAATCTGAATGGGGTGGCCTCCGCCATCACTGCCAAGCTGGCGTCCGCTGGTGTTTGCGTCTGGGATGCCACCTTGAGCCGTTTCGAGGTCACCAGCTCGACCACCGGGGCGACTTCGACTATCAGCTACGCCGAGGCGCCATCCAGTGGCGTCGACGTTTCTGCCCTGCTGGGGCTTGTCACTGGGCAAGCCTCTGTTCCGGTCAGCGGCGCGGTCGCGGAGTCTCTGGTAGATGCCGTGGCCGCTCTGGCAGGTATTTCCAACGACTGGTATGGCCTGCTGGTCGCCGATCCAGCCCTGAGCGAAGCTGATGTTCTGGCGGTCTCTGCGTTTATCGAAGGTTCCGGCCAAAGTCGGATTTTTGGCTACACCACCCAGAATTCACTTGCTCTTGACCCGACCAGTACCACCGATATCGTCAGCAAGCTTAAGGCGGCGAACTACAAGCGCACGTTCGATCAGTTCTCCAGTGCAACCCCGTACGCCGCTGCGTCGATGTTCGGGCGGGCGTTCACGGTCAATTTCCAGGGTAATAACACGACGATCACCCTGAAATTCAAGCAGGAACCCGGCATTACTGCCGAAAGCCTCACTGCTGGGCAGGCAGCCACGCTCAAAGCAAAAAACTGCAACGTGTTCGTCAATTACAACAACGACACAGCCATCATCCAGGAAGGTGTGATGTGCAACGGGTACTTCTTCGATGAAGTGCACGGCCTGGATTGGTTGCAGAACGACTTGCAGACCGCAGTATTCAACCTGCTCTACACCAGCACCACCAAGGTTCCTCAGACAAACCCCGGCATCAACCAGATCGTTACAACGCTGGAGTCTCGCCTGGATCAGGCGGTTGCCAATGGCTTGGTGGCACCAGGGCAGTGGACCGGGCCGGCATTCGGCGCGATTACCTCAGGCCAGTTCCTGACCAAGGGCTACTACGTTTATGCGCCTCCTGTAGCAAGCCAGTCCCAGGCCGACCGCGAAGCGCGCAAGGCACCGGTTATTCAGGTCGCCATCAAGCTGGCCGGCGCCGTCCACTTCGTCGACGTCATCGTCAACGTCAACCGCTGATCGGAGCTGATCACCTATGGCTACTTATAGCTTTCTCGATGTAAACGCGACCCTGGTGGGCGCCGGTGCTGTGATTGACCTGGGCGCCGGCTCGGCCAACGCCGAAGAGGGTATTTCGACCTCAATGGCTGACGACAAGAACACCATGACCATCGGTGCAGATGGCGAAGGCATGCACTCGCTGCATGCTGGCAAGTCCGGCACGGTCACGGTTCGACTGCTCAAAACCTCACCGCAAAACGCCAAGCTGATGGCGCTCTACGACGCGCAGAGCCTGAGCTCGTCGCTATGGGGGATGAACGTCATCACCATCACCAATAGTGCCAGCGGCGATGCCATCGGGTGCCGCAGTTGTGCATTCAAGAAACGCCCTGACCTGAACTATAAAAAGGACGGCGACATTGTTGAATGGGTCTTTGACTCCATCAAAATTGACGCAATCCTGGGGACCTACTGATGAGCGAGTTTGAGCAGGGCACTGATACCTACCGTATCGGCAAGCTGAATGCCTTTCAGCAGTTTCATTTGTCGCGCAAGGTGGCACCGATCATCCCGACGCTGATTCCTATTTTTCTGAAACTGAACGCTTCGGGCGTTGATGTCAGGGCGCAACTGGCGGCATCAGTTGGTAGCAAGGACGCGGCCGCCAGCCCTCTCAGTGGCGACCTTGGGTCACTTGCCGAGGCCATGACGTCGTTCGCTGACGGCATCGCAAACATGCCTGATGAGTCGGCCGAGTTCATTCTCTCGACGTGCCTGAGTGTTGTTCAGCGCAGGCAAGGAACCGCCTGGTTCCCTGTGTGGAACGCACAGCAGAACACCTGCATGTTCGATGACTTGGATCTTGGTGTGCTGATCAAGCTGTCCATCCGCGTCATCAAGGAGTCGCTCGGCCCTTTTATAGCCGGGATGCTTTCCGGCCAGGGCACTCCCAAGGCGTAACGGTCGAACTGGCGTCGATGCCGGATGGCGAGGACTGGCTACTGATACCGGTGCACGAAGGCATGTGCCGGTATGAATCACTGCTGGATTGCACTCTCGACCTTTCCGACATCGCAAAAATGAATGATTCACTGATGGTTCGCGCCGAAAACAAGGAGCGGATGCGCATAGCCCTGGAGGACTCAAATGGCTGACCAAGACGTCATCAAGGAGTTTTTGGTAGGCCTGGGGTTCAAGGTCGACGAGAAGGGCGCAAAGGATTTTTCCGCCGGCATCGATGTGGCGACAAAGAGCGTTGTTCGGCTGGTTGCCACCATCGCCGGGGCATCGCTCACGGTTGCAGCTGGTGTGTCGGCATTCGCTTCAAACCTTGAGGGGCTTTATTACGCCTCGCAGCGTGTCGGCTCTTCCGCTGAGAGCCTGAAATCTGCTGAATATGCAGCCCGCGACCTGGGTTCATCGGCAGAGGAAGCTCGTGGCTCTATCGAGGGCATGGCCAAGTTCCTGCGAGACACACCGGGTGGCGAAGATTTCTTGAAGGGCATCGGCGTACAGACGCGCGACGCCAATAACAACCTGCTCGACACTACCGATTTGCTGGTCAATGTTGGCCAGAAGTTGAAGGCGATGCCCTGGTACCAGGCCAATCAGTACGCCGGCGTGCTGGGTATCAACGAGAACACCCTGCGCGTCATTCGGGACGACAAGTTTGGCGCAAAGCTGGAGCAAAACCGGAGAAAACTCAGTAATAGCGGGCTTGACCAGGCCACGAAGGACGCCCATGCATTCATGGAAACCCTGCGTGACGTGGGGCTTCAGTTTGAGGTCTTTTCGGTGCAGGTGCAGTCGGCGCTGATGCGCAAGCTTGGGCCAGACCTGCAGCGTTTCGCTGCATGGTTTGCTCAGAATGGGCCGATGATCGCTGAACGCGTGGCTGATATTGCCGTGAAATTAGTTGGTTTGGTTGAGCAGGCAGCCCCATATTTGCAAAAAATCTGGCAGTTTTTTGTAGATCTGGATGTGGCCACGGATGGTTGGAGCACCAAGATTATCGCTTTGCTGTGGGCTCTGAATGCGATAGGTGCGCTCTCTGTAGTTGCGGGGATTTCGCGGCTAGCCGGTGCATTCTTCACGCTTGCCAGTGGTATGGGGGCGGTAGTAGCTGCAAGCCTTTTACTCAAAGGCGACACTTCTGAAAGCTCGAAGGCTGCACAGGAATTAGAGCAAAAGGCCATTGACGGAGATCGCGAAGCCGCTGTTGTGCTGGCTCGAAAGCAGCTCGACAACCAATGGTGGCGAAAGCTGTTTGGCGATGAACCAACGGAGCAAGAAGTCCAGGGGCGCGCTGACTCCATCCAGGCGGGCGAACAATCAGGCCGAGCACTTCCGGGAGGGCGTGACAAGGCAAGCTTCGTTCAGGACTTTTTCGAAGCTCAGGGTTGGACCAAGGAACAGGCTGCCGGCATATCTGCAAACCTCGGCGCTGAAAGCTCTTATGACCCCAAGGCAATCGGTGATGGGGGAGCCGCTTATGGGCTTGCCCAATGGCACCCTGATCGGCAGAGGGACTTTGAGAAGTGGGCAGGTTTCAATATTAGAGATGCGCGCGCAGATCTGATTAAGCAACTTGAATTCGTCCATTACGAACTTACAGAAGGGAAAGAGTTTAAGGCCGGTAAACTGCTTAAGGCGGCATCCACTGCAAAGAAGGCAGGTGCCGTTGTATCCGATCATTACGAGCGGCCCAAAGAGAAGGTTGCAGCTGCCAAGATTCGCGGCGACGCAGCCGAAAGACTGGCTCGAACCCAAAATGAATCGGCTGGAGAGGTAGCGGTTGTGCCTGAACGGCTCCCCCAGCCAGAGCTTTCACCGGATGTTGCTGAGGCGCTGGCAAGGGCCCAGGCCAATGCTGGGCGAACAGCGGAGCAGATGATACGGGCTAGCGAAAACGCCGCATCAACGGACATCGCGGTGAGCAACTACAACACGTCGAAAGCTGTCGCGCCTGGTCAGGTAGCGCCGGCTCAGATTGCCATCAACCAGAAAACCGATATCCATGTGAGTGGGACGTCTGACCCCCTGGCAACGGCCAACGCCGTATCCAGTGCCCAAGGCCGCGTCGGTGAGCAGATGGCCCGCAACATGGGCTCGGCGGTGAACTGATATGCCAAACTTTGCAGGACTGATCACCATCGACCCAAAGCGGTCTATTGATAGCATCGTGGCCCATGTGACCATGGAAGAGGTGGGCACGGACGAGCTACAAACGACGGATCACCCGGTAGAGAGCAGCGCCGACATCACTGACCATGCCTTCAAGAAGCCCGCAGAGTTGGTGATTCGGTGCGGCTGGAGCAATGCCAGCCTGGCTGGTGTTATCGGTGCCGTGAAGGGGCTTATCAGCGCACTGAGTGGCGGAGATGCGTTCGGCAGTGATTACGTCTCGGGGGTTTACAGCCAGTTGCTGGCGCTTCAGGAGTCACGGATTCCCTTCGACGTTTCCACCGGCAAGCGTCTCTATACCAACATGCTGATGAAGAGCCTGACGCAGACCACCGACGAAAAGAGCGAATACACCCTCATGGTGACCGCTGTTTTCAAGCAGGTAATTATCGTCAACACCCACCTCACCACGCTGCCGCCGCGAGAAGACCAGGCGCAACCCGCTGCAACTGCCGAGACTTCCGACGCGGGTGTTAAGCAGACGGCCACGGCCTATCCAGCACCTGGCGGCTGGCAACCTCCGAACGGATGACCACATGCCAAACTTTGAGATACCGCTGACACCGGCACCGCGGACGTTCACCGTCTCTCTGTCGGGCGTCGATTATCGGCTGACGGTGCAGTGGCGTAACGCTGAGCAGGCCGGGTGGGTGCTGGATATTGCCGACACCAGCAACAACCCGATCATCCAGGGCATCCCCTTGGTGACCGGCACGAACCTACTGGAGCAGTACGCTTACCTGGGGTTGGGCGGCGTGCTCTGGTGCCAGACCACCGCCGATCCAGATGCGGTACCGACTTTCGATAACCTGGGTGCCGGGTCTCATCTGTATTGGTTTACGCCTTAACCTTTGATTATTGGTTCCGCGTAACAGCGGCAGGAATCTATCTCCGAGCATTGATGCGCGCCAGGATGATCATGGTCATGCTCCCAGGAAAAAGTGCGATCGGCTTTTGATTTGCAGTAATCGCATACGTCGCTATCGCCCGAAGTCCTCCAGCGGTAACGCCTCGCTCCCACAGTTAATCCCTGGGCTTTTGATCTTTCAAATGTCCATATACCGTTTGCTCGACGCTGATCTTTTGCGCGCTGAAGGGCTAGCTCGTACTCCTCGGGAGTGACGTCGCGCTTTCTAGGCATATTCGGTCTTGGTAGATCGATCCACCAGTTTTCCGGCTTGGTTGGGTCGGGGTGATCAGGGCTATCCGATTGCCGACTTGATATTTGAGGTTCTTGACTATTAATACTTTGTTGGCGCTTTCCGAGAAGCTTCTGGATAAGTGTCGTGATGCAAACAACTGCCAGAATGACTGCTCCAGCGATAAGTAACGGAGTCCTGTCCATGGTTTCATCCCATAGGTAAAAGTATGAGCGTACCCCAATACCTTCGCCAGATCAGCCTCAAGGTCGGTGACGCGGATGCTGCACTTGACCTGTCTGATATGCGTATCCGCTTTGCGGTGCGGCGTGGCGATACCAGGACGCCGAACACTGCTGATATTCGGGTCTACAACCTCAGCGAAAACACTGTTCAGAGGATACAGAAAGAATTTATCCGGGTTGTCCTTCGGGCGGGTTATGCCGGCAATTACGGAATCATCTTCGACGGCACCATAAAACAGGTGCGGCGCGGACGGGAAAGCCAAACTGACACCTACATTGATATAACTGCTGCTGATGGCGATAGCGCTTACAACTGGTCTGTTATAAGTGCCTCTCTCGCAGCGGGATCTACTGCCGAGGACCACACCCAGGCTGCCCTAGGTGCAATGGCGTCTCGCGGAATCACACAAGGGGATGTGGCGCCCTTATCGTTGAACAGGCTCCCGCGCGGGAAGGTGATGTTCGGCATGACGCGAGACTTTCTCGACGTCACTGGCAAGACACAGGACGTCAGCTGGAGCATTCAAGATGGAAAGCTGACATTAATACCTAATACCGCCTATCTGCCTGGTGAGCCTGTAGTGGTCACCTCTGCGACGGGCATGATCGGACTGCCGGAACAATCGCAGAATGGTATCAACGTAAAGACGCTCCTAAACCCAGGAATTAGGATTGGCAGGCGGCTCAAAATTGATAATGCGAGTATCCAGCGACTGAGGCTAAACCCTGCACCGCTCACGGAAGCGAACACCAGCCTTGCACTGGTTCAAATCGCCACCAATGCGGATGGAATGTACAAGGTTTTGGTGGCTAATCATTACGGCGACACTCGTGGAAACGAGTGGTACACCGACACGATATGTATATCTGTCGATGCGACTCTGACCAATCGCGGGATGATTGACGGCGGCGTTGGTATACCTGGCGCAATAGCTGAGCCAGGATCGGTCAGACCATTTGGCTAGTCCTGGCCTTTCAGGCACCACTGGCCTTTCTGGTATTTCCTGGTGCACGGCTCATATCTGTTCTTGTCGTAGATAGATTTCGTAACCACCGCGTTTCCGGTCTTATCGACGCTGGCCACCACATAGGCATTTTCCTGTGCTGGCTTGATCGATCCGTCTTCAAAGACCCGCAAAACCCCACCACCTAGCGTCCGCCCCCAGCACGCCCTCACATGAATGGCGATGGCTGTTGTTGTGTATTCGCGCATGTCCTTCGCGTTTACAACCGGAAGTTTGCACGGGCGGTCCTGGTACAGAACCTCAACGGCACTTCTGGCGCTGAATTCATCACCGACGAACATGTGCCCCGGTCCTGGCTCGACGAGAACTGTTTCTGCGAACGCAGCCGGGGACGCGACCACGATCAGAGCGAGAAGTATTGTTTTCACTTTGGAGTCTCCATGAACTTGCTTGAGAGAGTAGATGATCCAGAAGCCGTGCTGTCCAGTTCGTTGCAGGCGGCTCAGTCAAAAGTCTGGACTGCTTTGCCGGGGATTATAGATAGCTTCGATCCTGGTGCGATGACTTGCACGGTGCAGCCAGCGATTCAGGCATTTGTACGTGACGAAGCAGGGAAGCTTACCAGCACCGACTTGCCGTTGCTGCTGGACTGCCCGGTGCAGTTCCCGGCCGGCGGCGGATGCACGCTAACCTTCCCCGTAAAACTGGGCGATGAGTGCCTGGTGGTGTTCTCGTCCCGATGCATTGATTCGTGGTGGCAGTCCGGTGGTGTCCAAACCCAGGCCGAGCTTCGCATGCACGACCTTTCCGACGGGTTCGTGCTGTTGGGGTTTCGCTCCCAGCCGCGAGTGATTCCAGCCATCAGCCTGGCTGCAACGCAGCTGCGCAGCGATGACGGCGCGGCATTTGTGGAGGTTAACCCGACCACTCACGCAATCAACGCCAGCACCCCGGGCGTGGCGACCGTTTCCGCGCAGACGGGGATTACGCTGACCGCGCCGCTGGTGACCATCAACGGTGACGTCCAGGTCAATGGCAAGGTGAACACGACCGGTGACGTCATCGCTGGCGCGATCAGTCTGCAGAGCCATCTCACCAGCGGTGTGACACCTGGTAGCGGAACCAGCGGAGCGCCTGTGCCATGAGATACCGCAAGCTCGACGCCGCCGGCGATTACACCTTCGGCAATCAACAGGCCGACTTTCACCGCGACTCGCCAGAGGCTGCGGCCCAGGCAGTGCGCACGCGCCTACTGCTGGATAAGGGTGAATGGTTCATCGACACCGCCGACGGTACGCCGTGGGATAGGGAGGTGCTGGGTGAGCGGACCGTGGGTACCCGTGACGCGGCAATCAAAAAACGCATTCTCGGCACGACCGGTGTTACCCAGATCGACAGCTACGACAGTGCCTTTGACCCCAACACCCGCAGGCTGACCGTAACGGTGACCATCACCACCCTCTACGGGCAGACCACCATCAGCGAGACAGTCTAATGGCCTCACCGACCGCCCCAACCATATCGGCGACTGGCATTACGGCGCCGACCTATGCCCAGGTGCTGGACTACCTGAAAACCACTTACCGATCGATCTACGGCGCAGATACCTACCTTGAAAGCGACTCTCAGGACGGGCAGTTCCTCGGCGTGATAGCCCTGGCCATCAGTGATGCAAACGCTTCAGTGATTGCCGCCTACAACTCATTTTCTCCAAATACTGGCCAGGGGGCCGGACTTTCCAGCAACGTCAAAATCAACGGCATTGGGCGCGCGGTTTCGACGAGCTCCCAGGCAGACCTCACGATTATCGGCCAGGCCGGCACGGTCATAACTCAGGGGGTAGCGCTTGACGGAAATAACAACAAATGGGCACTTCCGGCAACTGTCACCATCCCACCGTCCGGCCAGGTCATTGTCACTGCAACCTGTTCGGTGTCGGGCGCTGTATCGGCGGGCGTGGGTCAGATCAACAAGATTTCAACGATGACCAGAGGCTGGCAAAGAGTGAGCAACGCGTCGCCAGCGAGTCCAGGTGCGCCCGTTGAAACTGACGCTGCGTTGCGTGTCCGGCAGAAGACATCAACCGCTCTGCCGTCGCGCACTGTTCTGGAAGGAACCACGGGCGCGGTGGCCAACGTGCCAGGCGTGACGCGCTATGTCACCTATGACAATGACACCAACAGCACCGACGCCAACGGCATCCCGGCGCACACCATGGCAATAGTGGTTGAGGGCGGGGACGTCGAGGCTATCGCGTCTGCAATCGCTGCCAAGAAAGGGCCTGGCGGCGGCACGTACGGAACGACCGTTGCGACGGTTCCCACTGTTTACGGCATGCCGATAACCATCAGGTTTTTCCGGCCGATCTATCGACCAGTTACTGCAGCGGTTTCTATCAAAGCGCTGAGCGGCTATGTCACCGCAACCGGGGTTTCGTTACAGCAGGCGGTTTCTGACTACGTAAACCAGGTGGCTATTGGTGGGGGGCTCAGCGGGACAGTGGAATGGGCCGATGCGCTTACCGTCGCAAACAGCGTCCCGAACAGTTCCACCTTCAAGCTGACCGCTCTCACGCTCTCCGGTCCAAGCGGTGCTGGAACTCCAGACGTGCCATTGGCCTTTAACCAAGCTGCATCATGCACGCCTACGAGCGTCGTCCTGACGGTGACCTGACATGCCTGATATCACGGATTACACCGGGAAAATCACAAGCGAGCATGCGAACCAGCCGAAGTATATGGCAATGGTTGAAGCGGTATCACAAGCGCTTCTGGGAGCTTGTGACTCGGCCAAATCACTGCCTGACGATTTCGACCTTGATAGCGCGATTGGCGCTCAATTGGATGATGTTGGTGTTTGGGTCGGCGTAACTCGATATGTGAACACTCCACTTCTAGGGATCTACTTCGCACTCGACACGGAAGGCCTGGGCTTTGACCAAGGTTCGTGGAGAGGGCCATTTGATCCGGAAGACGGAATAACCACTCTTGACGATGAAACCTATCGGACTCTCATTAGAGCAAAGATCGGTGCCAATCATTGGGACGGAACTCTTGAGCAGTCGCGCAAGATTCTAGATTTGGTTTTCAGTGGTGAGACGTTCGTTTTCATCGAAGACAATCAGGACATGTCGATAAATGTAGGCGTCGTCGGCAAGCCGCTAAGTGCAGTGGAGCTTGCGCTATTGACAGGCGGGTATATCCCAATAAAACCACAAAGCGTCAGAGTCAGCTATTACATAGTTCCAGTTGATGAAAGTCCACTGTTTGGCTTTGATGTCACCAACCAATACATCTCCGGGTTCGATCAGGGAAGCTGGGGTGTAATTTACACTTAGTAGGAGTACTTATGGCGACGAATGAATTCCTTCCCTTCGGCATCGCTGCGGGCGCAAACGTACTTTCACAATCTGAATATCAGGCTTTGGCGGCAAGGTCTAATGGGTTTTCGTCAGGTACAGCCAACTCAAAGCAACTTAATAAAGCTTGGAGGCAATCGTCTGTAATTGCATCGGTGATTGCGCAATACATTTCTGATAATGCTTCGGCGGATGTTATAGATGATGGCAATACCACATTGCTCCTCAGCACTCTTAGCCTCGCGATCTCTAATGTGGTCAAAGCCACAGGTACAAGCTGGGGCAAAGTCACGGACAAGCCAACGACTGTTGACGGATTCGGTATAACTGATGCGATGAAGTTAGGGGCGGGTGGTTTAATGACTGTTGCCCCGACCGTTGTCGGAAAAGTAGCTGACTTACCAGGTTCACAGTTTATCTTCACAAGCGATAATACGACTGACACACCGCCAGGCTTTGTATATTCCGTTGGCCTTCATATCAAAGGGCCGGATAACTCATCGGTTGATTTGTTTTCCTCACTCGTCAGCGAAGAATATGTTATCAGGCGAAATTATCCGACCAACCCTACGCCAGCTCGTCGTTTATGGCATGACGGTAACTTTAATCCCGGCGATAAGGCTAACAAAGCGACGACCCTTGGAGGTTACGGGATATCCGATGCCTATACCAAAAACCAAACTGACTCAGCTATCTCGACAGCGACATCTAACAAGGCAGATAAAGCAACAACCCTAGGTGGGTACGGGATCACCAATGCGTATACAACTGGTCAGGTCGATAGTGCCATCTCGAATGCGGTATCTGGAAAAGCCGACAGGGCAAATACGTTAGCTGGTTATGGCATCACTAACGCTTATACAATTGGACAGGTTGATAGCGCTTTAGCCCTAAAGTTTGATAAGTCGGGCGGTACTATCAATGGCGCCACAACGGTCAGTACTGCTGCGCAAAGTAATAGTGTTCCGGGTTTCACGGTATACACCCCTGGCGGTGCCGGCGCCTCTGCAAACCTGATGCTTTCTACGTCGATCAGCGGCGCATACCTGAGCCATGCGACTGGAAGCAACACGGTCTATATCCGAAATCATGCTTCTGGATATGCAGATGTCGACGCCGGAGATATCTATTCGTTCGGTGCTCGGTGCCATACGACCACTAGCTTCCTGAAGCCGGTGACGGGGCAGTGGGTTCAACTGGCAGGAAGTAACCCGGTTATTCCAGCAGGTGGAACTTGGGCCTACCAGGTGACGAATTACACCAGCGGTGGGGCCGCGACCGGCGCTATCGCGGGGATTGTTGCGGGCGGCACAGCGGTTGGCGGCGCTAACAGCAACGGTTTTGCTTGGAAAATTTCACAATGACATCGAAGACCGACGAGGTTCTGACCATGACCGAAAAAGTAATTCCTCAAGAGCCGAACATTGATGTGGGTGCTGCAAAGCCACCTGCCCCTGAAATTGAAAGCATACAGAGTAGAAAAGACGGAACGTACGTTGTCACCTTGAATGGGTATCCGTATCACGCCACGCCCAAAGAAACGCCGGAAGTGTTCAAGGTGGTGCTTGAGTTGATTGAGGCTGGGGCTGAGGTCACTGAACATGTTGAGCCTGAGCTTTACAAGCCAACGCCTGAGCAAGCGGCAATTGAAGAGTACGACCGTTTGCGTGGAGTGGCTGACTTCACCATCGCTCCGCTACAGGATGCAGTCGACCTCGATGAAGCGACCGCGAAAGAAATTGCCAGCTTGAAGCTATGGAAGCAGTACCGGGTGCTGTTGAGCCGAGTGTCTTCACAGCCGGACTATCCCAAAACCATCAACTGGCCTGTCGCCCCCGCGTAATTCATACCTGAATGCGGATACCGCCTTGTGCGGTTTTTTTTCGCCTGGAGAAAAGCATGCCGATCACTGAGCAGCAGTTGCTGCAAATCCTTCCGAACGCCGGCCGCCAAGCCGGCGTTTTTGTTCCTGTCCTGAACACGGCCATGAACCGTTACGGCATCGTCGGCACGCCGCGCGCCGCCGCATTCATCGCCCAAGTCGGGCACGAGTCGGGCCAGTTGCGTTACGTGCGCGAGATCTGGGGGCCGACCGCGCAGCAGGCTGGCTATGAAGGGCGCGCAGACCTTGGCAATACCGTCGCGGGCGACGGCTCCAAGTACCGTGGCCGGGGCCTGATCCAGATCACCGGACGTGCCAACTACGCAGCCTGCGGCGAAGCCCTGGACCTGGACCTGATCAATCAGCCTGAACTACTGGAGCAGCCGCAGTATGCAGCGATGTCGGCGGCTTGGTTCTGGTCTATGAAAGGGCTGAATACCCTGGCCGATGCTGGCGACCTGACAAAGATCACCCGACGCATCAACGGGGGGCTGAATGGTCTGGCCGACCGCCAGGCGCTATACGACAAGGCATTGAAGGTACTGGCATGAGCACGATCTGGCTGAAGATCCTCCCTTATATAGTCGCGCTGCTGCTGGTGGCTGGTGCGCTGTTCGGCGTGTACCACCACGGCGTGACGGTGACCAATGACGAGTGGCAGGCCAAGTGGAGTGAGCGGGATGCGCGCGATGAAGCCGCCAAGGCCACCAACGAGGCCGCCGAGCGCACCAAAGAACAATCCCGCCAACAGGCGATCAACAAGGTAGTCCAGAATGGCCAAGCTCTTATCGATACCGCCGCTGCTGCTGTCACTGCTGCTAACCGTGAGTCTGACAGGTTGCGCAGCGCAGCCGACGGCCTTGCCAGTCGCATCGCAGCCAGTCAAGCCGGCGGCAATTCCTGCACTGCCGCCGCAAGCGCGGCAGCTACCCGTGCCGTCATGGTGCTTGCCGACGTGCTCAAGCGCGCTGACCAGCGAGCGGGTGATCTGGCAGGATATGCTGACCAAAGCCACAGCCGGGGATTGACCTGCGAGCAAGCGTATGATGCTTTGGGGAAATAGGGGGTTGTGTTCGGTCGGCAGGACGCCGGGGGAGGGCGGGACAATCCTGGGACACTGGATGTCCCATATACCGCTGTATGAATACACAGCATGTTTTACAAAATACCAATGAATACAGGTACTTGATAGTAGAGGCCCAATGAAATAGGGGGCCGCTAACGGATTGCAAATCCGCCTACGCCGGTTCGATTCCGACCTCGGCCTCCACTCTCGAAAGCCCCGCAGCCATTAGGTTGCGGGGCTTTTTTTGTGCCTGCGGATTTTGTTCTGCGCGGTAAAGGGGACAATTTTGGGACACCAAGATTGTTTGCATGTCCCAGGGGCGAACGGCAAAATCCGCTGCATGGCGACTATAGAGCAACGTCCCAATGGGACATGGCGGGCGAAAATCCGCAAAAAGGGATACGCATCGCAATCAGCATCGTTTGATACGAAAGCTGAGGCGCAACGGTGGGCTTCTGAAATCGAGGGGGATATGTCGCGTAAGCGCTTCGTCGATACGCGGGAGGCAGAGGCCACCACTGTCGCGAAGGCATTGGAGCGATACGCAAGGGAAATATCAAAGAACAAGAAGGGAGAGAGGCAGGAGCTCACTAGGATAAAGACGTGGTCAGAAGGGAAGTATGGGTGTAAGTCGTTGGCTACGCTTCGATCATCCGACCTTGCCGAATACCGAGATGCGCGCTTGGCGGAGGGAGTGTCCACTAACACCGTGCGATTGTCGCTGGCGCTGATCAGCCACCTTTATACGGTGGCAATCAAGGACTGGGGCATTGAAGGTCTGAGCAACCCGGTCGCCAAGCTTCGGATGCCCAAGGGTAGCCGAGAGCGTGACCGCCGACCGACCGCCGCGGAGTTGAAAGCCGTGATCAAGGCCGCCGGTGCAATCCACGCGGAGATGCCGGTGATCATCGAGATTGCCGTAGAGACCGCCATGCGCCGCGGCGAACTGCTGACACTTCGGCGCGCCGACATAAAGGGTAAGCACGCACTGTTGGAGGACACCAAGAACGGCAGCCGCCGGCTGGTGCCGCTGTCGATCCGTGCGCGCGCGCTGCTTGATTCATTGCCAGCGCGCATTGATGGCCAGGTGTTCTCCCTGGCCCCGCACTCAGTCAGCCAATATTTCCTGCGTGCCTGCCGGGCTGCCGAGGTGAAGGATCTGCACTTCCATGACCTACGGCATGAAGGAACGTCGCGGCTGTTTGAGAAGGGGCTATCGATCATGGAAGCGGCTTCTGTGACTGGACACAAGACCATGGGGATGCTAAAGCGGTACACCCACCTGTGCCCTGACACCCTGGCCGACAAGCTCGGTTAACCTACACGGGCGAGCGTCGGCGGGGTTTGGCGTTTGCGCCCAGGGCGCGCCGGCGCATGCTTGCCTTCCTCGAATTCCTGCAAGAACTTGCGCACCGTGCTGACCCTCCAGCAGATCCGGCTTCCCTGTTTGAAGAACGGCGGCAGCCAATACGCACCGGCCTGTAATGCGCTGCGGATAGATGATTCCGACCGGCCAAGCATCTTGGCCAACTCCGGGACATGAATTACTTCCGGCTCCATAGTTTCCTCCCACAGCCCATTCCGGGCCGTGCTGAATTGATGGTCATTTAGTGTCCTTGCCGCGCTGGGCGGCAGAAGGTGGGTTAGGGTTTGGCGGGGAACCACTCTGTGTCGTATTCGTGCTGGGTAACGCGTTCTATCTCGATGCTCGGCAGTTGCCGGCGGAAGGTCTCAGTGCCGAACGGCTTCTTCACGTAGTCGGCGGCCTCTTCCATGAATGTTTCCTTGAAGATGCGCAGAAGGTGATCGGCTGCTTTCTCGTACTGGTCCTCGCGATAGTTGGCAATGCACGTGCTGCTGCAGCAAACCCGCCAGATCGTGCGCTTTGGCTGTGCCTCAGCCGCCTTGATCTTTTCGTCCATTGCGGTACGGGCATAGCGCATCTGGTCAAGGGTCAGCGTGGCGACCCAATCATCCGTGCTGATTCTCTGGATGTGGCCCTGGTGACACTTAATTTCAGGCATAGCGAATACCTCGCCCGCCGCTCACCGGCAGGCATGTAGGGGGATTGGGGTTAGGGGCGTTTCATAAACGTGATCCAGTGCGTTTTCTCGCGCTTACCGGACTTGTGGCCAAACAGCGGCTGCTCATCGGTAAGGGCAAGGATTTCGCTGACCCGGATCTGGGTTTCGTTCCACTTGAAGATCAGGAACTGGCCGGGCTTCAGAACGCGGAAGCACTCGGCGAACCCTTTGCGAAGGTCGTCGCGCCAGTCGTCGGTGAGGATTCCGTACTTGAGCCGCAGCCAGCTTTCGCGGCCGGCGCGCACCAGGTGCGGAGGATCGAACACCACCATGTTGAAGCTGGCGTCGGGGAAGGGCAGGTGCCGGAAATCCATGATGACGTCCGGCTCAACCTTCAGCACCCGGCCATCACACAGCACATGCTCTTCATCGCGGATATCACCGAACAGAGCGCGCTGGTCGGCTTTATCGAACCACATCATCCGGCTGGCGCTGCAAGGGTCGAGGACTTGCGCGTTCATGGCCTCGGCCCCTTGTAGATAAAGACGTAGGCGAACCAGAGGGTGGCGATCATCAGCAGTATCCCCAGCCCAGGCCCTGGATGTGCTCGTTCGGGATGGTCAGCTTGTCGGCGGCGGGGATATCGTTCACCGACAGATCACCGAAGTAATCCAATGCCGCGCGGGCACGCTCCAGAGTGAGTTCGGCATGCCCTAGCTGACGCTGCTTGCGAATCTTGTAGGAGCGGAGAGCATGCGCCTTGTCCGGGTAGGCGAAACGCTTGCCGCCAGAGTCCTTTGATACCCGCTTGCGCCGCTTCTTCACGGCCTCAGCGGTCCAGCTGTGCTGGTAGCCATTGATCATATTCACCGTGTAGTCGTCGGCGATGTACCAGCACTGCGCCGTTTCACCAATCACCTGGTAGGTGACGCACTGAATCTCAAGGCCGTCCGGTCCGATGTCATCGACGTAGCGAAAATGGTCCGGGCCGAGCTTTTTCTTTTCCATGGGCACACTCGTCCTTGCCGCTATAGCGGCTGACTTTGAAGGGGGAGGGGTTACAGGTTTTGCGCTGGAGTACGGATGTGCTCCTATCGGGATTTGGCAGACTCAGCCTTCACGGCCAGGCCCGATACGGCCTTGCTGTAGATGAACTTGATCTGATCCCACGGGATGGTGTGTTTCTGCCCGTACTCGCCTTCGCCGTCGCAGATTGAGCAGCCTTCGGTTGGCTCTTCAAGCTCGCAGCATTCATGGCATTCTTTGGTGACCAGCAGCTTGAACTCGCCGAGCAGCAAGGCTTTGGCGCCATTCTCAGCGGTAAGTTGGCGGGGCATGATGCAGTAGCCATCGGGCACCACCACTACCGGCGCGCGCTGCTCTGCGTAGAGCATCACCTGCTCACCATGCTTGAGCGTGACAGTGCTGGCGTAGATCGCATGGGTTATGCCAACCGAAGTCATCACACCTTCAATGATTGCGTCCGGTTGGCGCTCCACCGGCTCGCGCTGGGGTTTACCGTCTACGCTGTAAGACTCAACCAGTTCCCCGCGCAAGCTGACGATAAGGTTCTGCTGCTGCTCAATGATCCCTTTCTGTTCGTTTGCCACGCCCTTCCAGTTGACGCCATCGCCCTGGGGCTGTGCGGCTGCATTCTCACCTTTCACGCGCTCGATGTAGGCAGGCAGCAGTGTCGGCGGGAACGTATCTTCCCATGGCTTTACGTTGCGTTTGGCCGAGTCCTGGAGTTGAGCAACATGACCGACCAGTTCGCGGACAAGTCCGGCCCAGTCCTCCACGTCGTAGAACTTGCAGAGCACTGGGTCGGGCGCTGGGCTTGCGCCACGCTCGGCGACAGCGCGGTCGATGTCAGCTTTCGGTGGCGCGGGGGCGGCAGCGAGCATGGCGGCCCAGCACAGTTTCGCGCGGAACGCCGCTTGCTGGCAGCCGCTCATCTCTTGGTACTGCTCCCAGACTTCTTCATCGGAAAAGCACTCGTCCGGCTCCGACTCGAAGCCGTTTATCACCATGGTTTCAGTCGGCTCAACCGGCACCAGTTTCCATTGATTGCTCATACAGCCTCCCTCGTTACCAGGTCATGGGCATTCACAACCGTCATGCCGAGGCGCTCGGCGATCAGGACTTCCAGGCGGGCGCCTTTCGAGGTGTGCCAGCCGGGAAGCCTCGCAACGGTGTCGCAGTCCATCAGGGCGGCAATGTCGCGGCGCATACAGTCGGTCCAGGTGCCGCCGTCAGGGTTGATCTCGGCGGGGTTGGTGACGGTGTGCCCGGCGGCGCGCAGGTCGGCGGTCATGGTGTGGAAGGCTGCGAAGTTGAGACCTGGCAGGCCGGTCATGGGGCCGCTGAGGTAGATACGCTTCATGCGGCCTCCTTGTCATGACCTGGGCAGCCGCTGCCGGCGAAGTCGAAACCATCACACGGCGGCCCGAATGGCAGCACCTCTTTGCCCTGGGCCAGCGCTTCGAGCAGATGATCCTTCGCCTCGTCGGCAGTGCATTCGCGACCATCCACGCGGAACATGCCTTTGAGCTGACGCTTGCTGAAGTCACGAATCGCCCCGCGCACGCTCAGGTGAATGTGAAAGGTGCGACCGTTCGGCCCGAAGGGATCAGCCGGTTTGTTTTCTGTAGGCATGGGAAGTCCTTGCCGGGCCATGCCCGGGCGGTGGAGTGGTGGAGTTACTTCTTCTGGTAGGTCTGGGTCAGCGCCGCGTTGACGCTGTTGCCGCGCTTCAGCACGACGCGGGCGAGTGCTGCCCGGTCTTTCTGGCTGTGGCTGGCCTGGCTGAGCAGGCCGAAGTAGCTGTTGGCTGTCTCGCGCAGATCCTCGGCCGGCGCCGCGGCGGTACGCTTCAGCGCCTGGGCAAGCGACCGCTTGCGAGTCGAGCGCCGCCAAGGCTTGATCACGTGCCCAACGAAGTCGACGCCGCGATCCACTGGCTGCAGGATCGTCTTGGTCGGGTTCAGCTTGGCGCCGAGCCTGGGTAGGAACGCTTCGACCTCAGTCAGCCACCGGTTGAGCTGCTGCGGCGACTCATGCAGGAACACGAAGTCGTCGACGTAGCGGATGTAGTGCTTGGCGCCCAGACGGTGCTTGGCGAACTGGTCCAGGGCGTCGAGGTAGACGTTGGCGAAGAACTGCGACGACAGGTTACCGATCGGCAGGCCGAGGTGGGCAGGCTGCGCTACCAGGCGCTTGTGCTGTGGCACCCGGTTGAACAGGTGCGCGGGGCTGCGGGTCTCGTAATCCTCACGCGGGTCGTGCATGAGGATCTGCGTGGCCAGGGCCAGCCACCAGGGTTCGGTGATCCGAGTTTCCAGTTGCTTGCGCAGCACCGCCTTGTCTATGGCGACGAAGAAGTTGGCCAAGTCGAGCTTGAGATACCAGCACGGTTTCGACCAGTTATGCGATGCGCTGCGGATCTTCGACTCAAGGCGCTTGGCGGCGTACAGCGTGCCGCGCCCAGGAATGCATGCGCAACTGTCCGCTATGAAGCTGGCGTAGAAGCGCGGTGCCACATGGTTGTACAGCAGGTGGTGGACGACGCGGTCCCGAAAGGCTGCTGCCCAGACCTCGCGGGCTTTCGGTCGGGTGACCACGAAACAGATGGATCGGCCTGGCCGGTAAGTGCCGGCAATCAGGTCGTCGTGTAACTGGATCAGGTTCCGCTCGAGGTCTATCTCGAAGGCCAGCGCGCTGTCGCTGTTGCGCTTGGTGCGTCGGCAGTCGTAATAAGCCTGAACCAGATCCTGAAACGGGTAGGGACCCAAAGTCGAATCTGCGGACGGGGCGGACACGGAGCTCGTTGTTCTTGTCGTTGTTGTTCTGATTGCCATCATCGAAGTTCATGTTGAATGCGTTGTTGGCTGAGCGCTGCGACCTATCGTGCTATCTACGTCGCCGAGCCGAAGGCAGAGCCGATCAGCAAGGCAACTGCGCGAGACCTACACGGACGCTTTAGACCGGCGGTATCTCTTTTGCGCATGGCGGTGACCCATCAGGTCAGCGGCACGACCAGATTCAATTCGCACAGACCAGAAAGCCGTAACCTTCAGGTAGCGGGCGCGGTTGGGGTAGAGCGTTTCCAGGCGTTGGCTTGTTTGCCGATAGAGGTTGTAACCTCGATCGCCTGGGCATGTTGCGAGATGCTGATGAAGCGGCTGTCTTTGAAGAGCCGCATCAGGAACTCGACCACCTGGACCTTCTCGATCAGCAGGGTCAGGTGCGGGCGCTTGTCCTGTGTGGCGTTTGCACGGGCGATCAGCATCAAGACCTCGATGCATTCATCGATCACCCGCTTACCAAGCGACTGCTTCAAGTCGCGCGGGATGTTCCTGGTCATCGTTGTGGCCATGTGTAGAAGCCCCATCGAGGCCTTGTAGATCTGCAAGTCCGTGTGCATCGCCATGAGGCTCGCTCTCCAAGAGCAACCGGCCGCAAGCGGCCGGATTAAATTAACAAATTACTGAATAAGCTCGCTGCGGACGGGGCGGACACGGAGCTCGACGTGCTTGACGAGGCTGTTCTGATGGCCATCATCGAAGATCATGTCGAACGCGTAGTAGGCTGAGCGCTGCGAACTCGACCAGTACCAGGTATCTCGGAAAGCCTCTGCGCCGCCCTCCTGGAACGCCGCGTGAACGGTCTGCGCCGGGTCTTCTTCGCTGTACAACAGTCCCACTGGCTCGCTGTTCGGGTTGTCACCGCTGCGGGCTCCTGCCCAGTTTTCTTCGGTGGTTGGCTTGAAGTGGCGGTACTGCAGCTCTTGCACGTCGCGCGCCGGGATTGCCCAGTCGGTGAAGCCTTCGATGCTCAGTGCCAGGACCTTCGCTGCCAGTTCGCTGCCTGCCGCCGCCATGGCCTGGGTGTTGGCCCGGCTGTCGGTGAAGCTGTCGGCGCCCTCGATCTTCTCGCCGTACTCGCCCCACTTGCCGACCAGCTCATGCTCGGCACCAGCGGTGATGTTCAGGAAACGCTGGCCGGTTACCGGGTCGCGGGTAATGCCGGTGACGAAACCGCCGCCGTAGGCCTGGCCGATGGCTGGGGTGGTTACGGCCGGTACTGCTTTCTCAACTGCGGACATGGTGCTTCCTCTTTTCGAAGGCAACAAAAAAGGCGCTGTGCGCCCTGGTGTGCCGGATCAAGAACGAATGGATGAAGGATTAAATAAAGAATCTGCGGACGGGGCGGACACGGAGCTCGTCGTCCTTGCCGTCGTAGTGCTGAAGGCCACCATCGAAGAGCATGGTGAATGCGTAGCCGGCTGAGCGCTGCGAAGATGACCAGTAATAGCAGTCCTGGGCGAACACTTCGGGGCAGTTCAGCCAGCAGTGATACAGCTCGGCAGCGGCCGGCAGGTAGAAGTCATGATGACCATCAGCCTGGTACTCGGCACAGGCATCAGCCGCCGGATATTTGCGCTCGTCGTCGTTCCCGATCAGCACCTGGGTGTTGGTGTAGCCGTCAGTCTTGCTGAGACCCTTCACCTCGACTCCACGGCCGCCCCACTCAAGGCTGCCAACATCCTTCGCAGCGATGATCAGGTAATGCGCCGGCACATCGCCACGGGCATGGACGAAGCCTCCGTTGATACCGCCCTGGCCCGGCCACGGCTTGCCGATCTCCGGGGCTGGAGATTGGGGCGCTGGCTGAACATTCGCCGCCGGCGGCAGCACCTGGGCGAACACGCTGGCCATGGCCAGTTTTGCAAGGGATGAAGCGGGCATCTTGATAGACGCGTCACCGTGCTTCAGGGTGATCATTTCGGTTTTCATGCGGTTACCTCAGGTAAGCGCCGCCCTCCGGTTACCGGATGCAGCGAGTAGGGTGGGTTATGCGGGCTCGATGATCTCGTCGCCCGGGTCTTTCTGGATGGCGAGCAGGCTTTTGTTTCGGAATTCCCGCGCCACGTTTTCGGATATCTGGATTTTGTGGCGCGGCGGATCAAGCAGGAATGTGGCTTTCGATCCCAGCGCATGCAGGTGATGAATCATCAGCGTCATCGCCTCGCCTTGCTCAGTAATGCCTGACCACTCCATCAGGTCGGCCAGGGCCTGACGGGTGCCGGGGCGAACCCTGAGCCTCAATTCCTCTTCGGCATTCGCTACGCGCTTCCTGGCAGTTTTGGCCGAGCGTTCCTGCGGTGTTTTCGCCATGGCCTACCTCTTCTATTCCGCTGGCCGGCAGTGCGAGCCAGGTTTGACGTTTGCGTTGCTGGTGGCGGGCTATGCGGCGCATGAATTGGTCACGCCGAATGGGCTTGCTTAGGGAAGAATGCAGGCGCTGGGCCTTTGGTTGCCTTCGGGTAGTCGATATCGAACTTGGCCAGTAGCCGTTCGAAGTTTTTCCGGTTGGTCTGGATGCTTTCGCGCGCCTGGTTCCTGCTGAAGCCTCGCCCCAAGAGTTCGCGGATCAGTGTGGCGTTTCTGGCGTCACGCTCTTCATCGACAAACCGAAGATCCTTCTTGCCTCGCGTATCTGCCGGCTGGAATTTGAATCCGCCAAGCTGTGCAAGCCGCTGCAATGACCGTATGTGCATGCCGGTTCTCAGGATAGCCTGGGTATAGGTCATGGTCTCGGCCAGCCCCCTGATGTGCTCCAGCTCATCCGCTTTGGCTTTCTCGCGCATGATCTTCCTTTCATCGCGCTCGATGTCCCGGAGCGCCATTTTGTCCAGGAACTTGACTGGCTCCGCGATGCACACTCGGGCCTTTTCCTTTCTTGGCTTCGGTTCTGGGTGATGCCTAGCAGGTGGAGGCTTAACAACCACTTCCAGTACCTGGATAGTCCCTCCTTTACTCAAGAAGGCCTCAATGTTGTGAGCCAGTTCGTTCGATGCTGGCCGAAGAGCCTCGACCATGCCTAGGTGGTTGCTGATCATGCAGCCGCCTTGGCCAGTGTCACCCCGGCCATGCTGAAGGTTGATCCCTGCGCTGCGACCATCGCGTCGAGCGCTTCCCAGTTGACCGAAAGGACGCTGATCGGCGCTTGACCATATGCCACGGCTTTCACCAGGGCCTCGAAGTCCGTCACGTTGGCCTGCAGCGCTACCTGCTCCACCGCTTGGCTCGTTACTGGCTTTGCGGCCTGGGTGACTGGTGCCGCCGTCTTGGCTGGTGCGGTGCGGATAGGCTCTGGCGTCGCCACTTTCTCTACGACCGGCTCTGGCTTGATGGCTGCCAAGCGTTCCGCTTCCTGCTCTTCGGCGATACGCTTCGCTTCGGCCTTTTCTCGCTCCACCTTCTGGTGTTCGGAGATTCGGAATTTGATCAGCGTCACCAGGTCGTCATTGGCCTTGGCCACCAGTTGCTGCACATCGCTGAACAGGAAGGCGTGATCAACAGCGAGCTCGGCAAGGCTGTTCAGATTCAAGCGAATGCTGTCAGCTACCTGGCTGGCATCGATCTTCGCCCGGGCCAACTCGGTATCAACTGCGTCCTGGAGGCTAGCGATTGTGCGCTTGTTCTTCATGGCGCCGGCGAAGTCGACGTGCACATTAGGCAGCGCCACCTGTCCCAAGGTCCTGTTGATCCCGGCAATATGCTCCGCCAGGGCGAGCTCGGCCTTTTGCTTGATGGAGGTCTTCACCAGCAGCTCTTGAGCCTTCACCAGCTTATCGACCTTCAGACGTGTCTCGCGGGCATGGGCGCTGATGCGATCCAGCGACGAAAATAGTTCGTCGATGCTTTGGGTCTGCGACAGGGCCTGTTTCTTGGCGACAGCGACAGCTTCCTCGACTTCGCCACACCACTTGACCGCCTTCTTGGCGTCGGCGAAGTCCTGGTCGGTGGAGAGCGTTGTTTTCACCGAGTCGATGACAGCCAGCGCGGAATCTTCAAACACCTTTAGATTGCTGGCGGTGACCATGCCGGTCAGTTCGATGCGCAGCGCTGGCAGCTCGTCCGGCGCCTTGCCGACGACAATTGATGGCGCGTCGGCCATTTCGAAGTTCGCCAGGTCCGCCTCGAACTGTTTCCAGCCCTCGATCAACTGGGCCGCGCGACCGGCGACGGGCCGGTACTCCATGTGCACGAAGTTCTCTGCGGTGCCGTCCGAGCAAACAAAGATCACTCGCTCAGCTCCGCTGACCAGCAGTTGCTGCTCAAGCTGCCAGTAGTAGTGCGGCGCCAGATCGCCAGCTTTCACTTGGGCCACGACCGACTCATTCCACAGCTTGTGCTCGAACAGGGTCTCTCCGAGCATTGTGGCGCCGTCCATGGAGGCGAGCAGGTTGCCTTTAGTGCCAACGATCGGATACAGCTCTTCGCCGATCAATGCCTCGGTCAGTGGGCGCGCCAGGGCTTCGGTTGCATGCCCCTTGTCGAAGACAAACTGTTGAGAGGGCGTGACGTCCTGTGTGATGCCTGTCTTCTTGGACGCCAGCAGATCGGTGCGCGTTTGGTACTTCGAAGCGCCCATCATTGCCGGGGCTTCGGAAGCGGTGCGGTACTGGGCGCGAAGGGCAAGCCACTCGGCGGAGCCTTGAGCTACGTTGTGAATTTTCATGCTGCATCTCCATCGAGGGCTTTGAGGTTGGTGATTTTTTCAATCTGCGCCGGGCTCAGCGTGTACTTGCTGCTGATGGTCGCAATGAGGTGTTCTGGGCTGGTGCGGTTCGAGTCGATCAGTGGCTGCCACTTCGCGATGTTCTCGGTCAGCAGGTCGTCGGAGTAGGCGGGCAGCGCTTCCTGCTCAGGCTGGGCGTGATGCCGAGGGGTGACGTCGCGCGCTGGCTCCTCGAATGCCTTGCCTTCCATCTCGTCGGCCGTTGGCGCCGACCCGACTTCGGGGAATGCTTTGCGCAGGGCCTGTGCCTCGGCGCATTTGGCGAGCTGGGCAAATGCTCGACGCTTCCACATGGCGTTGGGTGCCGCGGTGTCCTTGCTCGATGTCGCGTAGTTCTCAAGCCATCGCTCGTTGGCCGTGTATTCGGCAACCAACCCGTTGCTCATCTGCCGCTTGACCGTCACGCGGCACCATTCCGGATACGTGACCTCTACGCCGCTCAGCTTCGCCGTTACTGGAGGGCCATATTCAGGCTCGCTGATTCCGGCGTATTGGCCGGTGCGCGCGGCCTGAATGCGGTACAGGCCGATGCCTGGCATCACCGTGTCCTGCATCTTTTTCGTCTTTGAGTTCCAGATCGGAACGATGTGCACCGGCTTCAACATTGGGTCTAGGTGCGCCGCCTGGCAGTAAGCCAACACCATCACGACTGAGTTCTTTTCTGCGCCGGGGTAGAGGCTGCTGCTCAGTACTTCAACGAG